GCGTTAAAGAGGACTTCGCGCAAATTTGCATGGATTTCGGAATAGACCTTTCCGAAGCAATTACCGTTCACTCACCAAAAGGCGGGGTGCATGTTTGGCTTGGCTGCAATGAAACGCTCAAGAGCGGGCAAAACCTAATAGCGGACTACATAGATATATTGAGTGATCAATATATTATGTGTCCGCCTTCCGTACTGGAAGACGGGAAGCAATATAAATGGGGTGCGGCAGGGTCAATTTTTGACAAGCCAATTCTCACGGTTGCCGATGCAAAATTAGTGCAGCTTGTTAAGACAGCAAAACCAGAGCCAAAAGAACGCGAAGTGATAGACCTGGACAGCTTTCGTTTAGATGCAGAACCGGACGGGCGCGAGAAAACGATGCGGAATTCAGTGTTCAAAGTAGGGATGGAGTTTGCGCGGAGATATAATGCTGTTCCGCCCGAAGATCTCTGGTTTCAAATGGCATGGGCTCTGTATATAAGCCAACCAAATGTACGCCCTAGAGATGGAAAAACTTTAGAACAAGATGGTCGCGGTGAAACAATGATGAGGGCGAAAATACGTTCATCACAGGTCGAGGTGCAAGAGCGTTTAAACAAGGGCCAACTTGACGATCCAGAATTTGAGCGTATCGACTTACCGGATGTTGATGACGATAACCCGTTGCCGCTTGAATTCTGGAATGACGGAGAAGAACAATATCCTCCCTTCGACTTCGTGGAAGACACGCTAACCGATGGCGCGATGTCGGTGGTTTATGGCGATAGCAACGTCGGCAAAACGTTCTGGGTTTTCGATCTTGCCTGTCATATCAGCCTTGGCATGCCCTGGAACGGCAAAGAGGTTGAACAAGGGCCAGTGATATACATAGCCGCAGAGGGCGGCGGATCGATTAAGAAACGAAGACAGGCTTTCCAACAACATCACGAAATTGAGGATGCAATGTTGGCGATAGTACCCGTTGCCGTAGACTTACTCGATGAAGCGGCGGATGTCTCGCGGATCATCGAAGCATGTGAAACGGCGGCGGAACATTATAGCAAGCCAATAAGGATGGTTGTGTTCGACACGCTGTCGCGGGTGATGGCGGGCGGTAACGAGAACAGCCCAGAGGACATGACAGCCGTGATCAGCAACATTGACAAGGTAAGACACGCAACCGGAGCCCATACGTTAATCGTGCATCATTCGGGTAAAAATGCAGCGCAGGGGGCGCGAGGTCACTCCAGTTTACGGGCGGCAACGGACACGGAAATTGAGATAGCCAAAACGGGAGAGAATTTCGCGGTTGCCAAGATTCGCAAGCAACGCGACTTGGAGCAAGTGGGAGACATGGGATTCCGTCTGGAAAAAATGCTCGTCGGGGTCAATAAGCGAGGAAAGGAATTATCGTCGTGTGTCGTGCTTCCCGTGGAACTGGATGGGAGCGAGACAAAGCCACTCACCCCGAATGAAAAACGCACGTTCGAGATCATAACGGGCATTTTTGCGGACGAAACAAGAGTGCGGCAGAATCGGGTTTTGGAGTTTCCAGGAAACGTGAAAATCACCGTGTCCGACGCTTGTCCAAAGAACGATGTCCGGACATGGTTTTTACGAGATTCCGGACAAGCCGGACAAAAAAACCGGACAAATGACGATTTCTACGAAAAAGACGCGGAAACAGCGTCACGCGCCTTCCGTCGTTCCCTTAACTCATTGAAAGACAAGGGAAAAATCATCTATGACGGGCAGTTAGTGTCGTTGCCAGGGCTACGGGTTTCGTGAGTTTTGGACACGCCAAAATCGGGTTTTTGTCCGGAATGTCCGGAAATTTGTCCAAAATCGCTTTCCGGACGGACAGGACACACACCTTTAGGTGTGTCCGTGTCCGGAACCGTAAGACCGCACCTTGGCGGGGAAGGGAAATATAACTTTGGCGAGATATAAAAAATTACCGTCGAGCGCGTTTAAACAAGGTCTACCCGCCCCGCCAGTTTACACGGAACTAGATGCAGCCAAAGATGCAGTCGATGCTTGCGTTGTCGAGTTAGAGAGAAAATGGGGTGCAGGGCGATTACTGGCAGTTTGTCGTGATCAGGATTTACGACGAAAAATGGAAAACACGTTACGGGAGTTTAACAGGGCTCTATATGACAATGACGCAAAACTGGCAAAGCAATCAGGCAACGGTGTTATTAAGGGTTACGGTGTACTAGAGCAACACGCAAAAAGCATCGGGGCTGAACCGCTAACCGCAGGGCGGGAGATGGAACATACAATGAGAGATGGGCGCGTATTAGTCATCGTGCCGTCACACGATAGTTGGCAAAAGCGCGAGGACGATGAGCGGGAACTTTGCGTTATGCAAATTTCGGATATCGCTACGATTTTGGAAAGCAAGTTTGAAATGGTCACAAAAGTAGCAACCGCTTTTCCTGGCATGAAAATCGAAAGGGTGAGGGGAGTTAAGGATGATCCCTTAGATGACGAAATTCCGTTCTAAGAAAGCACTCGATCCGCCCGCCCTCGATATGGGAACGGAGCAAACGCGAAAAAGGTTAAAGCCCGATCCTATCGTTAGTGCAGCACAAAAATGGCGGAAGGCAAACATGCGAGATGCGCCCGCCCTTGAAGCAAGTGCAAGGGAGATCAGGCGGATTTATCAGATGGTTGCAAGCGGACAACTTGTCAGGGCAACCGATTTAAGCGAAGTAAAAACGCATGGCGTTCATGTTAATGAATGGTTAGCCCAACGGCGAAGAGATCTATATATCCCGTGGTCAAAATTGATGGGGCATCGAATGGATATATTTGTCGATTGGCTAATTATGGAAGTTCCGTTAATCCAATGTGATCGGAAACTCCGCAAGCGAAACGGATACACAAGCGATTTGATAGAGCGCAGTTTGACTTTATATTCTGTTATGTCGGGGGCCATAAAAAAAGACCCCCGATTATAACGAGGGTCTTTAAGGTATAAACTTTGGGAAGTTGTTACCCTTGACTAACTACCGAAAAAAACTCTTACAATGTTTTCATCTTCGGTTTGATAGCGTTCGATGTAGCGACGGTCAGGTTTGTCTTTAAGCAAGTTGTATAATTTTTCCGTTGCCTCCCATAAACTTTCGTAGTCATCACCCTTAATTTTAGTCCGCGCATTTTCTACCCCAAACGTTTTCAAATACTTATTTTTAAAATTATTAGGGATTTTGGTTTTTAATTCTGTTACCCCAGGCACATCAAAAACCGTTTCGCGCTTATATCTATAATGTGTCATTATTTTCTTCCCAATATTCTCGATTAAGTTTGATTGCTTTTTGTACCGCTTCCTCAAGCGGCACTTCTGGAAAGGGGCCGAGGCTCTTTGTGATCCTTTTCCCCTTTACTTGTTTCCTATGTTGCCAGGACTTGCCACCGGACGGAATAACGTGCAGATACAAATTTTTTGCTCCGCTTGTTCCGCCTATTTTATAATTTGTTGGCGCGTCTTTTTTTAAATGCAGCAACGCTATATTTTCATTTGTCCATTCACTCATTAGGTTCATCCGTTGTAAAAGTATGCCACCCTCTAGGAAGTTGCGCTAAATACGCTAAACAGTTTTTATGTGTCATAGTGTATTCTTCTTTAAACCTTTCCTCGTCACCCATAGAAAAAATATGGACTACTTCAATATGACTCTCATATACCCAAAACTGTACCTCGTCAGTTTCTTGATCATTCGGATCTTGTACGCTAAATCCTAAATATTTTTCATTTTCGAAATCACACCAGTGGGTTGTCATGATTGGTTCATGAGGCTTGAACTTTTGCCACATTTTTTTCAAGCGTTGCGGAATGTTTTTTTCATATAAATCTCCGCTCATATTTCGCACTCCATTTCTTCTGCTTTTTTCATTGCTTCCCGCTTTGCGCGTTCGACCTCAATCTCGCTTAAATTCATCGCGAATTCTTCCGCCATGCCTACGCACTGTTTTGACTTTTCCTCTGTCGGCGCAGTGATGCTCAACGTTAGCGCAAGGACTAACGCTTCATAATCGTTTGTTGGCTCATTCATCATTTACCCTTCCTTCAGTAAGTGTCATCGCTTAGGTATTGATATGTAATGTGGTTGCCGGAGGCTTTTTTCCTCCCACCCCCATCAATGTGTATCCAGTCACCTTTGAGTTGTCCGGTGAAGTGAACAGTGCCGCAGTGATGGGTTCTTCTGCCCCGCCTGATGAATTCTTCGTAGCTACCCTTAACAAGATAACTTTTTTCTTCCTTATCTTCTTTTGCGAGGGGCTCTAATTCAAAATCAACAAGGTGCTGTGGATCATAAAAATCTACCTTGTTGTACCAAGTGCCACCGGAGTGATGCCACTCACTGGGTAGCCAAACCTCCTTTTTGGCAAGTTCTTTTGCCTGTTTGAGCGTACCTTTCCAGCCCACTTCTTTGAGATGTTTGGCGGTCAACTTAGACAGGGGAATAAGGCCGTTATTGTATGCCGTGACAGCCCTGTTGCTCATTCCTTCAGAGTAATTATATCCGCTCATTTTCCTACCCCTTCAATGCCTTTTATTTCTGTTGCCACGAGCCCCATAAAAGCCTTAACGACTTTTGACATTTCGCACGGGCTATAATTGCATGCGACTAGCTCCCGTGTCACCTGGTCAATGCTTGCGCCCGCTCTAACAAATTTCCGTGCATATTTTAACGGGGAAATATCAAGGCGCTGCATGCCCGTGTAATGCGGCGCGTCTTTTATTAATTGATAAACGTTATTTCTTTGTTTATGTTCCATTTGTTTACATCCTGTTTAAACGTTGTTTAAGCAAGCAAGCGGGCGGGGCTTCCATCCCTGCCCGTTTTGCTTTTGGTGCGGAATTGCACCCCGTGGCGGGCGGGTTTCCCCCGCCCGCCAAAGGCTGTTATTCGTGCTTTTCAGTTGGTTTTGCGAAATACCCGTAGACCATTTTGTGAGAGCAATCCCAAGTGTCATTAATTTCTCCATCGACAAGCGCGGAAACGTGCCTTGCCATTCTCATTATTAATCGGCCTTTGGGCATATCATTGTACCGCGCTTTGCGGCCTTCAAATTTAGGCGCGGAGTGCCAAACCCAACCGTGTTCCTTTAAAACTTTTTCGTAAGTCTTTCTAAACAAGCCATCTCTAGCAGTTTTTTTACCGCCAGCCTCCGCATTAGCTTTGGCTAGTTCATCGTAACAAGTTTTATAGTCAAGTTGTAACGCAATAGTCATTGCCCTCGCTACGCAATCGCCCGCATTTTTGCCTTTGAAATATTGTGAGCGTCCACCATCGTTGTAAATATAAGCCATTACTTTATTGCTCCCTTATATCCGTATAGAACGATGTCATCGAACCATTCTTGATCTTCTGGGTGCATATCGGGGTATAGATCTATTAGATCTTCGAGAAAGCCTTCATGCCCTTCATAGGGGCTGCAATACCATTCCTCTAATTCATCCCCATTAAGCACTGCAACTTGATAGTCACTATTAGTAAAAAAGACATAGCCGCTATTTTTATTGAATGCGAACGTCACTTCGTCGTTATAAAAACCATCCGGTAAACCGTACTTATCCCAACTTATGAGCATTTCCCTAAGTTTGCTACGTTCGCGCGACCCTAAATCACTAAAATCACTTGTAAGAACATTTTCCATTTGTTTACATCCCTTTTTAGTTGGTGCGGAATTGCACCCCGTGACGGGTGGGTTATCCCCACCCGTCAAAGGCTGTTATTCGGCAGTTTGCATTGAGTGAGAACACACGGGGCAAAGTGGCGCTCCCGCTTCCTCAATCCAAGAGCGAGAAAGGCGGACAGTGTAACGGTTGCCGCGTGTATCAGTGATGCAATGTTGATTCGCGCAGCTTGCCTTGATCATTCGAGTACTTTGCTTTTTGTGCGTCTTTGCAACGTCGAGCGTTGCATGCGGGAATGATCCTTCAGAGTCGATAAACTTTTGTAGGTGTGCATCTAAAGCGGCGCTTGCGTGTGTCGCTGTCATTTTACCCTCTAAACCCACAGCGAGTGCAATGCGTTTAAACACGGGGCCGTGTCCGTTTTTGCAATCATCTACAGCGTGGACGAGCTCGTGGACGAGGGTTGCTAAAACTTGCAAGCTGTCGGTTTCGCCGCTTAAACACGGCGAAATAGCTATTTCGTTTATGTTGCCGTCACTACAATTGCGTGACCAACACATCCCGATAGCGCGTGATCCGTTTTTACTACGTAATGCCATGCTTGAAGGAAAGCCGCACGTTACCCGCACATCGGACGGGATCTGATAGCCTTGGTCCTCAAACATAGGGCGCAAATAATCGGTAGCTTTTGCAAGCCATGTTTCTCTTTTTGCTTCAGTTTGTATTGTTTCCATGTGTTCATATCCCTTTTTGTTGTTGTCTTACACAGAATTATTTCTAATCGGGTAAATAACCCCGTGTCGTGTTACCCAAGCTTTATGATCAACAAGAACCCGATCTCCATCATTTTGTTGGGTTTTACACCCCTCGCTTTCAAGTTTTGCTATCAAGTCGTTCATATCGGCGAAAAATATTCTTTCTTGTGCTGCGTAAAAAACGTCGTTATTTGCAACAGCGAGGTTGATAAGTGATCTCATTGTTTTCATGTGTCTTTATCCCTTTATTACCATTATTTACAACCCAATATATATTGTTGTTTAGATGATTACAAGCGTTTAAAAATAAAAAAGTAATAATTACATGAAAAACTCGGTTGTTTCGGGGATGGGAAAGGGGTACTATTCAGAGAATAGAAAAGTTGACATAATTCTTACTCCTGTTTTCCCCGCCTCCACCAAGGCGGGGTTTTCTTTTGAAAGGTTTTTTGCGTTGGATTTCGACGACTTCACAGATTTGAGGGAAGGCGATGTTTGCGTTTTTATGCAACCAACTAGAAACGGGCGCTGTTATGTTATCGAACTGTCATTATGGGCCAACCAAGACCAAGCGCAAAATTATCACGATTTATTAACGGCCGGCATGTCGAACATGAGCAGAGAGCGAGTGTTACATTAATGGATAAAATGAACCCAAAACAAACGCGTTTTGTGAAGCATTACATTTCGAACGGTTGCAACGGAAAAAAGGCAGCCATATCAGCGGGTTACAGCAAACATACGGCAGAAAGCAAGGCAAGCCAACTATTGAGGATAGTAAAGGTAAAAAACGCTATTGAGAAAGAGAAAGCAAAGCTAGAAACCAAGCTAGATTACTCCCGTGAAAACCTTATGCAATTGGTAATGGCCCAAGCCATGTATGATGGGGAGGGTGCAACCCACGGAGCCCGTGTGAGCGCATTAAATCTTTTGGGCAAATGGACGGGGCTCGACGTGCAACAAGTCAAACAAGATACGAATGTCGCTTTCCGGTGGATCGTAGATGGGGAGGAAAGCCATGACGACGCGGAAAACCGATAAGCCGTTGTTTTTGTTGCGTTTTTTGCGTTTAAACGGTGTTAACTAGACCAGCAATATAGTTGTATACTATAAAAACATACAATAAAATCAATGGGTTACGGGTAAAACAAGGGTATCCGGTGACACAAAAGCGCGGAATTCTGCGGTTTTTGGGGTTAGAGCACGTTTAAACGACCCCCCACACCCCCCAACAAAAAACCCCTTTACCGCGTCGCAGCCAAAAACGTAATTCCGTATATAAAATTTAAAATTTTTGAAAAACCGAAAATCAAATTGACATGGAAATTTCGCAAGAACAGTCTTTCGAAGGCAAGCATCTAAATTTGCTTGCAAAAAACAAAAAAATTCTGCCAATGCGGTATATTCGTACCCCACCACAAATTTGGGAATCGTTGTCGAAAGAGTTTAGTTTTTCAATAGACGCTTGCGCTTCCGATTACAACCATCTTTTGCCGCGTTACTGGACAAAGCAGACAAATGCTCTTGCACAAAATTGGGATAATGAAATTGTTTACTGTCACCCGATGTACGATAGCAATATCCCAAAATTTATAGCTAAGTCTTTTGATCATAATTGCTTGACTGTCTTCTTGTTGCCCGCAAGCACTAACGCTGTTTATTTTCACAAGTTTTTATGGGATTTCGAAAGCAATCGTTCTAAAAAAAATGTGACCATAAAGTTCTTACCAAAGCCCGATAACGATGGGTATAAATTTGGCGCGGAAAACGGGGATATGCCGAAAACTGGGTATCTCCGCCCGTTGATGGTTGTTATCGTGGATAACCGAAAATCAAATTGACATGGCAGAAGTTGTAATACCCTACAAGCCGCGCCCCACTCAGAAGGCGCTGCACAGGGATATCAAGCGATTCAATGTGATCTGCGCTCATCGACGGTTTGGCAAGACCACCTGGGCAATCGCGCATGCGGTGAGGGCGGCGGTGACAAACCGCAAGCCGCTTCCGCGTTATGCGTTTGTGAGCCCGTTGAGAAGCCAGAGTAAAGTCGTGGCGTGGGATAGCATTTTAAAGCCGATGGTACGCGATGTTCCTGGTGTGACGTTTAACGAGCAGGAATTACGCGCTGACTTCCCGCACAACGAGTCACGTATCACCTTGGCGGGTGGTGACTCACCGGACAGTCTTCGGGGGCAGCGATTTGACGGGGTAATCTGCGATGAATTTGGGCAGATGCACCCGCGAGTCTGGTCGGAGATTTTGCGTCCTGCCTTAACGGACCGCAAGGGATGGGCGGTGTTCATTGGAACCCCTGCGGGCATGGACAACAATTTCAGCGAGATTTACCAGCATGCTGAAGTGACGGGCGGCAACTGGTTTGCGAGGACGTACCGCGCTGATCAGACGGGGATCATCGATCCCGAAGAGTTGGAAGATGCTCGTCGGAGCATGAGCAAGGCGGAATACGAACAGGAATTCCTGTGTAGCTGGCAGTCGAATACGCGAGGCAGCATTTTTGGCGAGGAAGTACAGGAAGCTCAGGAAGAGGGCAGGATATGCGCTGTACCGCATGATAAGGCGGCGTTAGTGAATGTCGCGTTCGACCTTGGTATCAGTGACACGTTTACAATGTGGTTTTTCCAGGAAGTCGGCAGGGAAATCCACTTCATCGATTATTACGAAAACACAGGCATGGGGCTGGATCACTATGTCAAGGTGCTTCGTGACAAGCCGTATAATTACGGGCGTTACTTATTCCCGCATGATGTGAGTGCGCGGGAACTTGGCACGGGCGTCAGTCGTGCAGAGACGTTGCAGACCTTGGGGATCACGCCAACGGTAATGCCCCGTACTAATCCAGAGGATCGGATTAGCGCGGCGAGGATGGCGTTTGGGCGTTTGTGGTTTGACAAAGACAAATGCGCGGAAGGATTACGCGCTTTGCGGGCTTATAGGTTCGAGTACTCGGAGAAGCTTCGAATCTTGAAGCCGCGCCCTTTGCACAATTGGGCTAGCCATGCAGCCGACAGTTTTGGCTTGGCAACGGAGGGTTTCAAGGTAGCGAGGCCGCGCAGTGTGATGAGAAAACCAGACAGAAGTTGGATTGTGTAATGGATTTTGCGACAGCGAGAAAAATGCAAGCGCACATGCAAGCGTTAACCGGAGTGGTCGAAGCTCTGCAAAAAGAGGTCGGCCGCTTGAGCAAGTATAAACCTTGCACTTGTGCGGCAAAGAAAGAAGCCAAGGATGACTGAAAAGATTGACGATGCTCGGCTAACTGAGATCGTATCACAAAATATACGCGACAGCCTTGGCTTCGAAGGTGATGACTTGTCGAGCCAGATGCGCGATAACCTTGCCCGCTATGAGGGCGAGGGTTATGGCGATGAGCGCGAGGGTCGTTCTCAGGTGATGAGCCGTGATGTTCTGGAAACGATTGAGATGGTCATGCCGTCGCTTGTCCGCACCTTTATGGGTACGGAAAGCGCGGCGGTGTTTACCCCGATAGGCCCAGAGGACGAGGATGCGGCTGAACAGGCTACGGATTACGTTAACCACGTTTTGATGAAGCAGAACCCAGGCTACCGGATTGGCACATCATGGATGAAGTCTGCGCTAATCACTGGTACTAGCTTTTGCAAGGTGTGGTGGGAAGATTTGGAGCGGGTGAAAGAAGAGACATACACGGGGCTCTCTGAGCAGGAATACATGGTTCTGGTAAACAACCCCGAAGTTGAGGTTTTGGAGCATACCGAACTTGGCGTGTATGGCGATGAAGACAGCGAAACGGTTATGGACGATCAAATGGCGATGACTGAAGCGTTGAATAACCGCGTTGTAAACCCGATACACGATGTAAAGATCAGGCACACCCAGAGTAAGGGGCGGCTTCGTTGGGAAGCGATACCACCGGAGGAATTCTTCGTTAACCGTTTGGCGCGAAGCATTGACGAGAATGATCCGACTTGGAGTTTTGCGTGTCATCGTCAAGCGCGTACCGTGGAAGAGTTGATCGAAGAGGGGTATGACGAGGAAACCGTGTATGCGGCTTCGACAACCAGTGACGAGATATACGACCAGTTATTCCAGCAACGCTTTGCGGATCTGGAAACGATGACAAACGAGTATAGCAGCTTAGACCCGTTACAGAGGCGTGTCGCTGTATACGAGTGTTACATGAAGGTCGATTATGACGGGGATGGTCGTGCAGAGTTGCGCCGCGTGACTTGCATAGGCGGTGCGAGTAACACGAAAATCCTTGAGAACGAGGTTGTCAGCGAGTTGCCGTTTGCGGAGTTAACGACGATACCAAGACCGCACCGGATATACGGTTATAGTCTTGCGGATCTCACGAAGGACTTGCAGCGATTAAAGACCGCGCTTTGGCGTTCCATGATGGACGGCTTGTATCTCAGTTTGTACCCGCACAAGGCGGTGGATGAATCACGGGTTGAACTGGATGACTTGTTATCCGAAGACCCAGGTTCGATTTACCGTGTCACTGGTGATCCTAGAACTGCGATTGTTCCGTTGTCTACACAGTGGTCAGGCGGTCAGGCGTTTCCGATGCTTCAGTGGATTGACTCGATGCTACAGAAACGCACGGGCATCAATGACATGGCTGGCGGGCTAGACGCAAGTAAGGTCACAACGGAAACAGCGCGTGGCGTGGATGAAATGGCAAATGCGGCAAGAGCCCGTGTTGAGTTGATCTGCCGTCAGTTTGCGGAAACGGGTTGGACGCGATTGATGCGTTTGACGTTGCAGATCTTGAACCGCTATAGCAACAAGGAAGAACTTGTTAAGCTGCGCGGTCAATGGGTTCCGATAGACCCGTCAAGCTGGAATGTCGAGATGGACTTGCAGATCAATGTTGGTCTTGGCATGGGAACAAAACAGGAGCAAGTGAGCAAGCTGGCAGTCGTGGCTCAGAAGCAGGAAGCGTTGATGCAGCAACTTGGCTTGAACAACCCGATAGCCCCGTTAAACTTGTATTACAATACCCTCAAGAAAATGTGTGAAGCGGCTGATCTCAACCCCGCGCTATTCTTTACCGACCCGACGCAAGCAATGATGGCACAACAAGGTCAGCCGAAGCAGCCTGATCCGCGCATGATGGAAGCGCAACAGAAGATGGAACTTGCGAAAATGGAAGCGCAAGCAAGGTTGCAGCAAAGTGAGGCGGAAGCTGCTATGAAGTCGCAGACTGACCGCATGCGGGCAGAGAGTGATGCGGAAGTTGCACGGTTCAAGGCGGAACTCGCTGCCAAGACGCAAAGAGAAGCGGCTGAACTTAAAGCGGCGGTTGACCGTGAAGAGGCGGCTAACCGATTGGCGTTTGAATACGAGAAGATGCAACGTGACCATGAGTACAGGATGCGCGAGTTAGAAGCGGAAAAAGAATTAGAGCGTGAAAAGATGGTGGCAGGATCACCGGATGGAAACGCAAACATCAACTTATACGATTGAGACAGGTATGCCAAATTTACACGGTTCCCACAGTGACATGGAAACAACGAAGCGAATGTTTGACTTTCTTGGAAGGCAGAAAAAGCCAAAGGGGAAGGTGAAGATTAAAATTATGAAGCGCACAATTAAGAAAAAGGCGAAAAGATGAACATGCGAGTTGGCGGGAGCCTTTTGTATCCGGTTGCACCAAACGTACCGAATGATGAGTTGATCTACCGTCCAGAGTACGGCGGGGGCGGATTGTTAAATAGCGGCAGGGATTTTTACAAGCCTGGTAATGTCGGATCGACGTTTGCGGGCGGTTCTTTGCTAGGGCAATATTATGATGCGTCAACAAACACGTTTAAACCGCTTCAACCTAGCGGTGTGTTTACAACAAATCCAGATGATGCGGCAAATATAGCCGATGACACAAGAACAGGCGGCGGTGCGTTTACCTTAAGTGAGTTGATGGGGTTTGAGGGTGCGTTACGTCAAGCCAACTTTGGCGATAATGATTATCAATCAGTGTTTAGTGGTTTCGAAGACATGGGCGATGGAACATACGACATTCGACCTAATGGATTTTTTGTTGATTACCTTTATGGCAAGGATGCAGAAGGGAAATCAGTGCCAATGAATTTGGCGGTATATGGGGAGCGCCACGAAAGGGCGGGTGAACTTTTTGATCCTGAATTCCGCAATCGCTTAATTAGAGCAAGGCTGTCCGGTATCGACTTGTCAGGCGGTCAGGATGGTGGTGATCCAGGCCCAGATGACGGTAATGATGGTAATGATGGAAGCGGCAACGCTGGCGGTGACGCTGGTGAGAGCGATGCTCCTTAATGGAAGAGCGTAATCCGCTTTATACCGGACAGGATGCAAAGCGACTCAAAGAAGACCCAGTTTTAATAGATGCGTTCGCAGCATTAGAAAAGGCGTTTCTCGATCAGGCAGTGATCTGCGAGAGGAACGATGATGATGCGCGGTACAGGTGCATTGTTGGCGTACAAGTTTTACGCATGATCAACAAGCACTTCGACAAACTAATTTTTGATGGCAAGTCCGCCTCAAAAATCGCCCAGGCCATAGCCAATAATAAGGCTGGCTGGGAACAAGGATAAGCACTAGCCCCTTACAAAAGGAAATATAATGAGCGAAGAAATGGATGCTTCGATCACGGAGCAATTCGAGGGTATTTTGTCGGGTACTCCCGTCGAAGACCCAGCCCCAGCTAACGCTGGACAAGCTGAACAGGAAGTCGCAGAGGAACAGGAAATCGAGGCACACGACGACGGTCAGGATGTCGAGATTGCAGAAGCCGAGGCGCAGAAACATGACGAAATAGATGAAGGCGATACCGCAGAGGAAAGCGATGCGGCCCCAGAGATAGTTGAGATTATCGTTGACGGGCAAACCGTGAGACTCACTCCCGAAGAGGTACAAGGTCATTTTTTGCGTCATGCAGACTATACGCGGAAGACGCAAGCACATTCGGAAGATGTGAAAGCGTTTGATGCGGAGAAAAAAGCGTTCCAGCAAGAAATTCAGCAAGAACGTGCAAAAGTACAGGCTCAGATGCAGCAGCTTGCACAAATGTGGCAGCAAGAGGAACAGCCAAATTGGGAAGAGATTTTCGAAGAAAATCCCCTCGAAGCCCCTCTGATGCACCATAAGTGGAAGCAGAAGCAGGAAGAGCGTCAACAGATTATGATGCAAAACCAGCAAGCAGCCGTGGCTCAGAAGCAGACACACTTGGCAGAACAAGCCAAGTTGTTACCCGAATACATTCCGCAATGGCGTGATGGATCGGTAGCAGAGCGAGAAACGCTAGAGTTACGCAACGCACTGGTTGAGGATGGGTTTAACCCCGAAGATGTTGGCGCAATTACTGATGCAAGACTGGTTAAATGGCTATTGGCGGGTCATCGGCAATTCCAACTGGAAAAGCAAGCCCCGCAAGTTGTCAAAAAGAAAGTAGCGGGCAAGCCAAAGGTATTAAAGCCTGGTTCCGCAAAAGTAAAAGCCGATACACGTTCTAATCTGAAGAAAAAGTTGGACGCTGCAAGCAAAACTCAAAGCAAGGAGGATTTCAACTCCGTGTTTGAGGAACTTCTTGGGTAATCTGCATAACGGAGGTTTAAATGGCAGTACCAACTAATACGACCCAGACCTATACACGGGTCAATATCCGCGAGGATCTCGGAGATGTAATTTATTCCATATCTCCAGTCGATACGCCCGTTTTGACGATGGCGAAAAAAATGACAGCAACCGCTAAACTACACGAATGGAATATAGATTCGCTTGCCAATGCTGCTTCGAACAAGCACGTTGAGGGCGATGATGATGCGGCTGTAGCATCGGCGGCTACTGTAAGACCTGGAAACAGGACGCAAATTCTGAAGAAAACAGCATCCGTAGCCGGAAGCCTTGAGTCCGTTGATTCAGCCGGATTCAAATCGCAAATGGCCTATCAGATGCAAAAGCGAAGCAAGGAATTAAAGCGAGACTTAGAATTCGCTTTAACACAAAACGCAGCTTTGGCTGCGGGCGATGCTTCAACCGCCGCTCAAATGGCTGGTTTGGAGTCATGGATCAGCACTAACGTGGTGGCGAAAAGAGAGACAGGCATGCAAAACCCTGGCTTCAATGCTGCTAACGGAAGCGTTGCTGCTCCTACAGATCCGACAAACAGTGATGCAATCGAAGAGGCTACTTTCAAAACTCTGATTGCTGAATGTTGGGAATCTGGCGGAGAGCCAGATGTGCTTATCGCTGGTAGTTTCAACCGCCAAGCAATATCTGGTTTCACTGGTATAGCAACTTTATACCGTGACACTGCGCCAGCACTTGACCGTGCATCCATCATGGGTTCGGCTGATATCTACGTGTCAGATTTCAGTGGTCAAGGGGGCATCAAGATTATGGCAAATCGGTTTATGCGGGCTAAAACTGCATTGCTGCTTGATTTTGAAATGCTCGGTGTTGCTTATCTTCGTCCTTTCCAAACTTACGAGTTAGGGAAGACCGGAGATAACGAGAAGCGCACAGTAATGTGTGAAGCCACATTGGCGGTTCTCAACGAAGCTGCACACGGTAAGTATGTCGGTTTGACAACTTCTTAATCATAACTTTGAGAGGGGTGTATGCCCCTCTCTTCTTTTTAGGAGAAAAACACATGCCT